TGGCGGGGATGGTGTGGTGCTGCGTGGGGCGACGCATGAGCGCAAGTCCTCCCAGACTTGTTCCAGGCCCCGCGCCTTGATCCAAGGAAAGCACGTCCCGGGTCATTCGTTGCCCCTGGTTGCCTGCTGCCCCTGTGTGAGGGGGTCTTCGTCGCTGGTTTCGTCGGTCAGGTCGGGGAGGTTCGGGGTGGGTGCTGTGGTTTCGTCGGGGGCTTGGCGGCCAAGGAACGCTGCGACTTCTTCGGGGTTGCCGAGGGCGTCCGCGAGGAGGCGTGCCTGGTCGAACGACCGGGCTTGGATCTGCTCGATCTCCTTCTCCGCGTCCACGATCGGCCACCCGGCGTCGGTGAGCATGCGAACCGCGGTCTCCAGGGAGATGACCTTAGCCGTGTACGCGGTGGAGACCTGCTCGAGGGCCGCGGCCTTGTCGGTCGGCGTGTACGGGCCGCGCACCAGTCTGGCGGGGAGGGGGATGACGCCTTCCCAGTCGGGGTGCTGCCCGGCGATGAACAAGCGCTGCACGAACCGGAGGAGGAGGGTGTCCTTGTGGGCGCGGGCCAGGCGCATCCCTCCGATGAGGGAGTCCAGGGGGCCGAGGGACAGTTCCAGGGCGTACCCGGAGGGAACCTTGGACGGGTCCATCGTGCCGAGGGACACGGCGGGGAGGCGGACAACGTTCGCTGCCCGGTCTGCCAGGTCGTGCCCGTGCTCCCGGAGCTCCCGCAAGGCAGGGGAGGTATCGATGGCGGTGAGCTTGCCGTCCTCGCCAAGCATGAACATCGTGCCTGGTGCGACGTTGTACTGCTGTTTCGGATCCAGGTTCTTCCCTGAGATCCCGACCATCGGCAGGCCCGTGGTCGCGGAGGCGCGGGCACTGTCGGTATCGGTCGAAGCCAGCTCGTCGAACGCCTGCAGTGCCTTCGCGAGGGACGACTGCCCCCAGTGCTCCTCCGCGGGCGGGACGGTGTTCGGGGTGTGGAGGACCGGAATGAAGTCCAAGTACAGGTCGAGATGGTCGAGGACCTCCCCCGACCCGTTCGTCGCGTACCGGGCCTTGTCCATAGGGAGGTTGTCGACGTCCATGGGGCCCTTGAGGTCGCCGAGGTCCCAGGTGGCGTCGGTGAGGTAGCAGGTGCGGTAGACGGGCCGGTCGTTCCACGGGTACTGGCGGTAGATACCGCCGCTCGTCTCGTCGAGCTGGTCTCCTTGGCCGAGGGTCGGCACGGACGGGGTGTCGTCGGTGGCCTCGGTCATGACGGGGGCGCGGACGGGTCGGCCTTCCCGGTCGACGCCGGAGGCGGTGGTGGGGCGGATCCAGTCCAGCTCATAGGTGATGCGGCGCAGGCGGGGTTTGAGGCCGCGGGCCTTGTCCTCGGGGAGTTCCCAGGCGAGGTGGACACGTTCGGGGAAGTCGGAGCCGTCGCCGTCCTCGGGCAGGACCGGGAAGTAGAAGCCGGGGTCGTAGGTACGCAGGCGGGGGCGCTGCTTGTCGGGGTCCCACGCCAGGAGGTACAGGCCATCACCAAGCCCGACGGTCTTGCGTTCGCACTGGAGCATCCGCATGGGCAGGAGTTCGTCCTCCGCCCACTCGCGCAGGAGGTCCTGGACGCGTTCGGCGGCCGCGGCTTCCGTCTCGCTGCCGGTGTCAGTCTGGTCGGCTCCGGGGACGACGATGTGCTGCTCCCGGCCGAGGACGTGCGCGACGAGGGTGTCGATGAACATGGACGGGTCGCCGAACTCGCGGCGCTCCCGGGCGGCAGGGCCATCGCGGAGTTCGGCGAGTTCGCCGGCCTGGTTGTTGTCGTACGCGGCGAGGACCTTGTACGTGGAGAGCCTGCGGACGTCATTGTCGGGGACCCAGGTAGCGTATGCCTCGGGGAACGCACGGCGGTGCGGGACACCGAGACCCGGGTCGCTGAACACGGGCTTGTAGTTCAGCCACGACCAGGCGTCGATGACCAGGCTCTTGAGGCCCACGGGGCACACCTCCGCTACAGGCCCCGCGCCATGTGATCAGCGTACGGGTGCCCGGCCCGGGTGCTGCCCCTGGTCCTGCGCAGCCGAACAACGTAGCCCGTTTGGGTGATTACCCATAGGTAGTGGTGAACGAATGCGCGGATATTCCGCGTTGCCCATCGATATCCACCCGGGATGGTCCGGAGTGGGTCTCTCGAGGACGTAAAGTGGTGCGCCACGGATCGTTCATCGCATCTTCCTGAACGAGACCCCCGGGACACAGCTGTGCCCGGGGTGAACAGCACCTCGGGCGCTCGTCCCGCAGGGGGAAGATGATGAAGGACGAACAACCGGACTGGAACTTCTGGTGCTTCGTGATCGCGCTCATTGAGTTGCTCGCTCAGCGATGACGTAGCGGTAGGTAGAAGCCCCAATCCGGGTCCGTGTCAGTCGGCCGCCTCCCACCCAGGGGGGCGGCCTTCTGCGTCCTCATGCTCCGTATCGGCGAATCTGATCACGCCGTTCGCCAAGTACGTTGGGCTAGCGTACTCGCATTTCTGCCGATTTTTAAAATCTGCGCGGATCACGATCCGTCGAAATCGGCGTTCCGCGGAACTTTCAGATCCGCGATTCTCGTTCTGAGTCGTTGTCAGCGACGTCCTGCCAACCTGTGATCGGTGTAGCTCTCACTCTTGATCGCTCCTGTTGATGGATCTGCCAACTCAGTCAATCCGTGCACGCACGCGTCCATGCGGTCGGGGCTGTCCATGCCTGGTAGCCAGGTGACCATCTGTCGCTCCAGCGTGTCGAACTCTGCCAGATGATGAACTTTCCCCTGCTCATAGAGTTGGGCGATGGGTTCGGCGCGGAGTCGTTTGCCCTGTTTGGCGTTGACCTCGACAATCCGCGGCATGGGCAGGCCGTTGGTCTTCCCATCCCTGTCCAACTCTCGCCACGCCTGGACGAGCACCTGGCGGGTCATGTCGCCGCCAAAGTTCGTCTCCACTGTCAGCGCATCGGCACCCAGCTCGATCGCTAGGAGGCAGGCTTCGCGTCCCCAGGATCCGGCACCGTAGCGGCCTGACCGGTCCCCTAGGACGTAGAGCTCTCCTGCCTTGTCCCGGCCTGCGGCAACGATTCCGGTCTCGTCGTTTGCTGTGCCTGCTCCCCCGGACGGGTCGATCGCTACGACGATGCGGGTGAGGTCGACGCCGCGGAAGGCGATGGGGCTGATGCGGTTGGCGGTGATCCATGCCCATTGCCAGACGCCACCTTCGAGGGGGCGGGGCTGCTGTTGGTAGAGGGACCACCAGACGCGTTCGCCGACGGATTTTCGGATGCGGGCGTAGTCGTCTGCGGTGAATCGGTCGGGCCAGAGCGCTTCGCCTGGCTTCCGGCCAAGGGGGTCGTCGTCGGTGAGGGCGAGGGCGGGGAGGTCAATGACGATCCAGTCTTCGGGTTCCTCGCGCAGGAGCCGGCCGGAGAGGTCGTCGTCGTCCCAGCGCGTGTTCACGAGAAGGACGGACCCGTTGGGTTCGAGGCGGGTCAGGAGGACGGATTGCCACCAGTCCCAGACGCGGTCGCGTTGCGTCGGGCTTCCTGCGTCCTCAGAGCCTTTGAAGGGGTCGTCGACGGCTGCGACGTGCGCGCCGCGGCCGGTTAGTGCCCCTCCGACGCCGGCGGTGACCATGCCGCCTTCGTGCCCGTCGACATCGAAGCGGTTCGCGGCCTGGGATCCGTACTTGAGCCCGATACCGAGAGTTGGGGCGTGTTCGGTGATGGTGTTGCGGACCCATCGGCCGTGGTCGTCTGCGAGGTGCGCGGCGTAGGAGGCGAGCATGAACCGGTGCTCGGGCTGGCGCCTGAGGTACCAGACGGGGCCCCAGCGTGAGGTACGGCGTGATTTCCCTGCGCGTGGCGGCATGGTGACCATGGCTTTGATGCGTTCGCCTGCGTTGATGCGCTGGTAGATGCGGTCGATGATGTCGAGGTGGGGGGCTTGCATCTCTTTGCCCTGGGTGAGGATCGCGGCGAGCGCGCCGGGTGAGCGGTCCATCGCCAGTTTGCGTTCGACGCGCATGAGCTTGCGCCGCACGTCGGGCGTCGCGCGTTCGAAGACGCGAAGCCGCTGCTCTGTGGGGAGCGCGCGGTACTGGGTGAGGAACGCGGCTGCCTGGCGGTCAGCTGTCGCTGTTGTCATCGTCGCCCTGGTCGTCGTCCTCTTCCGCGTCTTCTTCGTCCTGGCCAAGTTCAGGCATGACCCCGTCGACTTGGCCGGCGATGTCGAGGAGGGCACGGAACTCGGTGAGTTCTCCGCTACTGAAGGGAATGTCGCCGCCGTCGGGGCCGCTGATCTCGGTGCGGACGGGGACCTTCGTGCCGAGGAGGTCGTCGAGGTCAGACACGATCTTCCGGGCCTGTTCGTGGGCCTTCAGGTCCAGTTCGTCTCCGGTGCCGGTCGCTGCGGGCCAGACGGAAGCGAGGAGGTTGAGCAGACGCTCTTTGCTCTCCTGCCGGTAGAGGGCGACCTCGGCTGCTTCGTCGGCGGCCCGCTTCTTCATGAGCCGGTAGAAGTCCTTGCTCGCCGCGCCGCGGGTGGCGTAGCCGAGGGCAAGGATCCGGGGGTCGTCGAAGTTGACGCCGGCGCGTCGCAGCCG